GTTACTAATCGTGAACTGAGTCGCTAAATGAATGATAAAAAATACATTGAAAACTTTAACCACGAGTCTTATGAAAATCGCACTAAGAATTATCTTAACATTAGTGAAGATCGTTTCGTTCAGTATTGCAATAGTCGTGGCTATCTTTATAGGAAGCTTGGTCTTAATGCTGTTAGCGATTCTCAATCTTTCGCTGAAAGTGTTATACCTTTGTTTGCCAAACTCCCAACACTTATCAAAGCTTTCCCAGACTACTTCGTATACGCACCTAAAGAAGCACATAAGCAAGAGCAGTTCTTTGTTGAATTAAAAAACGCAACTTGGGAACATGGTAAGACTTTAACTAAGATTAAAGTTAGAGATGTTAAAAGATATATTTATTTTGAACAATCTTTTACAAACTATCATACTAAGTTTACTATCTGCTTTCCTTTAGCTGATAAGATTATTTTTAAAAGTGTAGACCAAATATTAAAGCTATTGCCAAAATCGCAATTAAAAAGCTTTCCAAATGATGGTATAGAATACTTTGAAGTGCAGTTAAGTTAGTGAATAGTATTTGAAATATCTTCATAATAATCGTGCCAACCACATTCCTCTACTTCAAACTCAACTCCTGTAATTCTAAGTTTTTTAACTTGTTTCAATGAAGCTAAAAAAGAACTAGCATTTACAAAACAATCTGTGTCAAAGAATCTGCAATAAGCTATATCTTCTTTTATACTCTCATCATTTACTTTCACAAAGCTTACAGCATAAGTGATTAGATAGAAGTTCATTTTGTTTTGATTTCTTTGATTCGCTTAATTCCATGTTTATCAGTCTCTATAATAGCTTCAACTTCTTTGCACTGCCATTTAGTAACATCATTAGTTCCATCACGTTCAACTTTACGTTTTTGTTCTAAGCAATCTGCAACATTTAATTTTGGTGAATAACCTTCTAATTTACCATTCATATACATCAGTAACGCAAATACAGCTTCAAACATTATTTACCTCTTAATGAATCTAATTCTTTTTCTAGCTTATCTATTTTTTTTTCTAATTGATTAATAATTACTTTAGTGTGTACGTTTTCTTCTAATTGTTTTGAGTGCTTGTCTATTGATTTCGCCTGATACTCAATCAACATATACATTTCTTGGTTCTTAGGAGTTTGTTCTGCTTTTTTAAGCAAGTCTTGGGACATTAACTTTTCATTAGTTTCAAGTCTATTAAGTCTCTCAACAATTCCAAAATAAGTCCACACAGCTACAACAATAGCAGATACAATCGCTACAATATTTTTTATTGGTAAAGATACTTGCGTTTGATCGCTTAACTTTAGATTATCCATTTTCTTGATTCTTGTTTACTGGTCTTGTAGCTAAACTTCTTGCAATAGATTCTCCTGATCGCCCAATCGTATAGCCACCTAAACCTACTGTAAGTAATGTCCAAACATCAGAAGGAAGTTCTACTTGTGTTTTAACTTTAATTACAAGAAATAAAATTGGACTAAGAATATAATTCCAAGCTACAATTAAAATAAGTAAATACATAAGAGTTGGTCTCCAACCAGAAACGTACCAATTACTTTTTGCTTCTGCTTCAATAATTTTTGCAGATGCTTTCATTTCTTCTGTACCTGATTGCATCAACTGCATATTCATTTCAGCTTTTAATTTTTCAGCTAAATCTTTATCAGGAATAGCTTTATCAACTGTTTTAAATATTGTGTTTAATAATGGTGCAAAAGCACTTAAAGCTGGTAACATATTAATCTACTGCACAAATGTTTATCTGACCACTTCCATCACCAGATTTAATGAAAGCAATTTTTTCGCCTGACTTAAATGAAAAATAATTTACAGAATCTTGTGTTACCATAACATCTTCTTCTGTTGCTGTTGGATTACTTCCAAACTTAATATGTGCGTGTGTTCCTGAAACAACTATTCTTACAATGCCTGAACCAGTTATAACTGCTGATGATTGTGCTGATGTAGCACCAATAGTGTGTGTTTCTGAGAAATAATCTGGGTCTATTTTAGTTACTATGTAGTTTGACATATAAAACTCCTTAAATTTGCCTATTTAAACCGACAAATTACCCCTTTTTTTTGATATTATAGGTTCAGTTGTCGTTTTCTTGTATTTAAAGCCACAATGCCTTAAAATGCGTTTAAATCGGTTTTTAGACTATTTGCTACTTTTAGATGAATCTATTAGCAGTTCTATGTAGTGTTTTGCCTTTTCTAAATCAGCAATACCACCTTTATCTTTAAACCTTAGAACATACTTTATAACGTTACCTTCACAAAATCCAATATTATTTTTAACTATAAACTCAACTGGTTGAATCTTGTATTTTTTATAGTGGCTTCCACCAACTTGTTTTTTATAAGACTTCATAGACTGTTCTATTATTAGCTTTGTATGCTCTTAAATACATTTTACGATTATTACCTTTATTGTATGAGATGTGAACCCAACCTGAGTTAGCTTCTTCTGGTTTCCAAAATTCTAAAATTACTTGATCGTATTCTAAATGATTAACCACCCAGTCAGCAAGTTGTTTATTAGGCACTCCTAGAACTTCACAATCAACTGCCATTCCAAATGCGTGTTGACTTGTAGCAGAAGAACCTATTGCTTTGCATAATTCAGGAGAACGATAACCAGATGTTATTTTAATATCGCCAAATTGATTTATGATTGGAGTTATTACTTCGTATATTAATGTTTGTAGATTTATTAGAACTTGATCTGTTGGAGTATTGTCTATTCCAAGTCTTGTAGCAGTCTCACTAAAAAGCAGTTCCTTCAAACTTACTTCTCTCATATATAGATATTGTTATCCCAATCTCCGTTACGTTTCAAATACATTGGTGTTAAATGTGGCATACCATTTGTAATTAGTCCACAAGATAGAATTGGTTTTTTTAAATTAAGTCTCATGTAATTCATAGCTAAAGCATCTTTGTTAATTAAGCAACCAACAGTCATTCCAAAGTTTAAATGAAAATCGTTTCCATGAAATCTTACTTCTGAGATTGTGTGATAATGACCCTGAACAACTGATAGAGCATATTGAGCAACAGCTTTAGAAACATCAGGAGAGAATTGATGTCCAAATAATATTCTACCTTTTCCTGTATCTATAAAATGCTTTTCTTTCCAGTTCCAACCATTACCTACTTCTAAAATTTGATTGTAAGATTTAATAAAAGATTTAGTCATTCCTTTTGCCATAGCACGTCTTAAAACCATAGAACCATGATTTGATTCTAGCAAAGTCATTTGTGGGAATAGTTTATGAAGTCTATGTATTTCTTTTTTACCAAGTTCTAATTCATCTTTAGGAGATGGAAGATCAGGGTCTATTGTGTGTGATACGTTGATAGAATGAAAATCCATTTCATCACCAATGTTTACAATAGTATCTGGTTTGTATTTAGCTTTTAGTTTAGTTAGGAATCCATGCCAGTCTTTATGAGCAAATGGAAAGTGTAAATCAGATATGACTAATATTCTTTTATTTTTCATATACCTATTCTGTTAGTTGTATTTGCCGTTTTAAGCAATACTTACTTAGCCAAGAAAATAGTAATCAAAGCCAATGATAAAGCACCAAGTCCACATAATATAGACCAAAATAGAGTTTCTAACTTTTTTTCTAGCTTATATACTGAGCAACCAAGTAATTTAACTTCTCTCTTAATTCCTGTGATATGTCCCTTTAGAGATATTAGTTCTTCGTTCTGTGTTCTTGCCATTGTCTTTTTCGCATTTGCAAGACTTTAGCAAGACACACCCACCAATCCAAAGTTTGAAAATGCACATTAAATTTTATGCACTAATATCAAACTATTGTGTTTTAATAAAGTTATTTTTTGTAGAATTTTTCTACTGTGTCTGCGTAGTTCTTCCAAAATGATTTTGCATCTTCAAAAGCATCTGCGTAGAATTTAGACCAGTAGTTCTTAATGTCAGAATAATTTAACATTGAGTTCTCCTTTGTGTAAAAGTTATTTTCGTCAGTCGTATATACCATGCAAGGTATATAGGTAGTCTTTGCAGAATTACAATTACTTGATGTTTAAATGTATCTTAATTGACTCTATAATGTATTTGGCAATTTCCCACTTCCATTCTGCGTATAAGCCAAGTATTAATCCTAATATAAAATAAATCATTTAACCTTATTAAAGTATTCTATACATTCTGCAATAGTTTGTTGTCTAATATATTCGTCTCTTATTTCTTGTGATGTAGGTTGTGGTAAAGGAGAATCCCATCTATCTATAATAAATGTTCCTCCAACAGATGTTAAATCATAACTTGCGTCAGGTGCTAAAGATTTCATTACTGTATTAATACCCCAAGCAAAACCATTCTCATTAGTG